CGCTTTCTCTGACATCGCAAAGCTTATGGACCGCGTAACTAACAACTCAATGGAAGGGCACGAAACCTTTACCATTGTGCATGAAAGCTTTGATGAGCTAGTCGAGTCCAACAATAAGCCACCAGAGTTTTTGTTTGGCGTTCCTTCTATGGAAGAACATCTACCGGGGATGAACCGCGCTGACTTTGGTGTCATCTTTGCACGGCCAGAGGTTGGCAAGACCAGCTTCTGCGCCCACCTTGTGGCTCAGTACCTTGCACAAGGTAAGAAGGTACACTACTGGGCCAACGAAGAACTAGCCAAGAAAGTAAAGCTGAGAATAACAACAGCTTTCTTTGATATAGATAAATATACTTTGCTGGAGAACAGGCATGATTACAAGTCTACCTACGATGATGTTATTGGCAATAACCTTGTTGTTATTGATTCCGTAGGCACGGACATCACAGAGATAAACAGCTTCACCACTCTGAACAAACCTGATGTCATCTTCATCGACCAACTAGATAAGGTTAAGATTGGTGGTGACTTTGGGCGCGGTGACGAGCGGCTTAAAGAGTTGTACGTCATGGGCCGTGAACTAGGCAAGCGCAATGACTGTCTTGTTTGGGCTGTGTCTCAGGCTAACTACGAGGCGCACCAGCGGGAGATCATTGACTTCTCCATGATGGACAACAGTCGTACCGGCAAGGCTGGTGAGGCGGATGTTATCCTTGGCATAGGCAAGGGCTTGGGTGTTGACGACAACACGAGGTTCCTTACTATTAGCAAGAACAAGGTCAATGGCTGGCATGGTACAGCCCACGCATTCTTAAACATTGCAACAGGAAAGTACTACGTATGATTACCTGTTTAGATATTGAGAACACCTTTTCTAAAAAGGATAGTTCTCCATACTCTGGCAAAAATCAATTGGTGTCTGTTGGATACAAGACGGACACAGGAGACAAGGATTACCTTTGTTTCTTTCACAGCGACAGGCCACCCACACCCAACAACTTTGGGCTGTTGCAGGATGTACTATCCAGCACAACGCTGCTGATTGGTCACAACATCAAGTACGATCTTCAGTGGCTCCTGTACTGTGGCTTTGTTTATGATGCTGCTGTGTGGGATACAATGGGCGTTGAGTACTTGCTTGCCAGAGGCATGAACAGAGAGATAAACCTTGATGCCTGTTGCAAAAGAAGAAACGTGCAGCAAAAGAAAACAGGACTGATCGACAACTGGAGTACCCAGCCGGATGAGATGTCATGGACTATCTTAGAGGAGTATGGTACACAGGACGTTAACTCTACTTATGACCTAGCAATGGCACAGGCAGAGTTACTTGAAATAGATTTAAAGGAATGGTCTGTCCAATGATGGAACCTGTGGTCAAGCTTCATATGGATGTCTGTCGTGTTCTCTGTGACGTAGAGACAAACGGCATTCGGATTGATGTTGACAAGCTCTCTCAGATTGAGAGGGACTTCAAGAAAGAGTATGCTGACCTAGCGGAAGACCTTGATCGAATCATTAACGATCTGTGTGGGGACACGCCCATCAACCTTGCGTCTGCCGAAGATCGGTCCAAGTTCTTCTACTCTCTTGCTGTTAAGGACAAGAAGGTCTGGAAGGCAAAGTTTGATCTCGGCACTGTGTTGAAGGACGGCAAGCGTAAGAAGAAGTTTGTCAGGACTACAGCCCACAGACAGTTCATTATGAAGTACATCCCACTGGTCAAGCCTGTCAAGAAGACAAGGCGCAGAGACTGTACCAACTGTGGTGGCAGGGGCAGCGTTGAGTTTGTACGTAAGGACGGTAGCTACGGTATGCCCCGCAAGTGTAAGACTTGCTTCGGTCGTGGCTCTGTCTACAACGAAACAACAGATGTGGCTGGCATTGGTTTGCGCCCAGAGAACGAGAAGGACTTGTCTGTTCACGGTTTCAAGACAGACATGACAACTATCCGCAGCAAGCTTCTACAGGTTGATGGGGACAAACGAGAGTTTCTTGAAAAGTACATGAGGTACAATGCTCTTTCTACATACCTTAATACTTTTATAGAAAATATTAAAATTAATACAAACAAGAAAGGATATATACATCCACAGTTTATGCAGTGCATAACAGCAACGGGCCGCTTATCTTCGCGCAATCCTAACTTTCAGAACATGCCTAGAAGTGGTACTTTTCCTGTCCGCGCTGCTATCGTGAGCCGTTTTGAAAACGGTAAGATACTTGAGGGGGATTACAGTCAGCTAGAGTTTCGGGTGGCTGCTTTCCTTTCTCAAGACAAACAGGCTCTTGAAGACGTTAAGAATAAGATTGATGTCCACTCATATACTGCGGACATTATCGGTGTATCTCGACAAGACGCAAAGGCACACACATTTAAACCCCTCTATGGTGGTACGTCAGGCACTGAGGCGGAACGTCGATACTACACCGCATTTCTTGAGAAGTACTCTGGTGTTGCAGAATGGCAACAGAGGCTATGTAACGAAGCACTGGTGAGGAAAAAGCTTACTCTCCCATCAACTAGGGAATACATGTTTCCTAATGTTAGGAAGTATCCCAGTGGCGGTTACTCTAACTCAACCCAAATAAAAAATTATCCTGTTCAGGGATTTGCAACGGCTGATCTTTTACCTATCTCATTGGTAATGTTACATAAAAAAGTTAAAGAAAGTAGAATAAAAAGCTTGATTTGTAACACAGTCCATGATAGTATTGTCATGGATGTTCACCCTGATGAAGAGGAAACCTGTATAGAGTTAATGAAGGATGCAATGCTAAGTCTTAAAGACGAGTGTTCTCTGAGGTTTGGCGTTGAGTACAACATGCCTGTTGGCATCGAGTTAAAAATTGGAACTAACTGGTCCGACTTAAAAGAAGTCGGCGTTTACGAAAGGACGTAATGAATGAGTAACTTAGCTGTTGTTGAAACCCAATCACTGACTGATCTAGTGACAGCCGATAAAGCAGATAATGCTAAGATCATGGCTTTGCTGGGTCAAGCTAGTGAGGCGGGGTCTACAAAAAGCGTTGACTTTTTACCCAAGCTTGCCATTGAACACAACACTGAAGATGAAGAAGGTAACACCCTTCCGAGAGGACAGTGGAAGTTCAAGGATGCTTCTGGGCAGTGGCAACACTCCAAAGAAGTAACCTTCCGGCCATTCCTGCGGCGGTACATGTACACTGTCTGGGACAATGCGGAGCAATCTTACGGCAGTATGTCGATCCAAGGGGCATCCTTTGGTGATGAGTTCTTTGACACTGCTGGCGGAATCCGCTGTGGCAAGCTCAACAAGCGTGACTTGGAAGGCTTGTCTTCTGACGACCCAGAGAGGACACTGCAAGCTAACATCAAGTGCGCCCAAGTAGTCTACGGTATGGTCGAGACTGACTCTATCGAAGCTACACCCGCTGTCTGGTACGCTCGTGGCAGTAACTTCATGCCTGTTGCGGATTGGATCAAGACTCTAGAGAAGCAAGGTAAGTTGCTGTTCAATACGAGAGCAACGCTTTCTACGCTACGACAGAAGTACGGTGGGAACATCTACTACAAGTCAAAGATCGACGTTAAGGATTACGTTGAGTTTGACCCAGCGGTTGATGTGCCTATTCTTGAGAAGTTCGTTGAGTCTGTTAACTCTCACAATGCTTACATCGAGTCAGAATACAAAGAAGCCCGTGGGGACTTTGCTGACGCGCAGATTGTAGAATCAATGGATGCTGATGACTAACCTCATCAAAGAATACTTGCAAATTTATTTGCAAAGAGTCGTTTCGGGGGAAGGGAAACTTTCCCCCGATTCTATTGCTCTGTTGTCAAATGAATTGATTGCGTCAGCAAACCGTCAGTTCTCAAACGAGAAGGCTACACAGAAGTGGCGACCTCGTATGTCTGGTCTGGGCAAGCCTCTGTGCCAACAGCAGCTAGAACGAGATGGCGTCAAGGTCAACAAGAAGATGGACTACAACGCTGTCAACAGGTTCCTATTCGGGGACTGGCTTGAGTCATTGCTGTACGTCGAAATGAAAGAGGCAGGGATAAACGTCGAGGCATACCAAGAAAAGGTATCGCTTGAAATAGCTGGTGTTAAAGTTAATGGCACCCTTGATGTAATCATTGATGGTAAGGTGTGGGACATTAAAACTGCAAGCCCTTACGCTTACATGAACAAGTTTGCAAACTACAACAAAGTTAAAGACAACGATCCATTTGGCTATGTGCTACAGGGTTACCTGTACAGCGCAGCCGTAGACAAACCCTTCGGTGGTTGGATTGTTATGAATAAGTCTTCCGGTGAACTGTTGGTATGTAACGCCCCATCCATACAGGATGAAGAACGTAAGGCGGCTCTGGCTAAAGCAGAGTACAACATGACAGTGCTTCAAGACCCTACGATTAAGGTACAGAAGCTAGAAGATGAGCCTGAGATGTACAGGAAACAAAAGACAGGCAACCGAGTGTTAAGCACCACCTGTTCTTTCTGTGACTTCAAAGAACATTGCTGGCCCAAGGCTGAGATGAAGTACAAGGTTGCTTCTGCCAGAGCAAACCCACCAATGGTTTGGTATTCCAAGTATGTTACGGAGGAACTTTGATGCCAGTACTAGTAGTCAACAGAATTTTTAATTCTGACGTTAATTTTAACAAAGAATGTTATTTTGTTTATGATGAAAATGAAAAGGGTGAGGGGGGAGAAAGTTGGAAGCGTGGGAATGATCGGTGTTTGCCAATAACAATAAAGCGGGTTCCTGCTATGTCCATAGAAGCATACTGGAGTGACGACAACTACGAAGCAAACTGTAAAAAAATACAGCACGATTTAAACAACATAATCAATGTGTTAAAGTATGGTGCTTGTGTTTTTATTGAGCAAAATTTTTTATCTGGCGAAGCCAACAGCCCAATGAATACTGAGTGCCCCAAAACTAAAGAGTTTCTTTTAGACAGCATCCAATTGCTGCAATCCAGATACAGGCCGCATTATGTCAAAACGTAAACGCTCGACACGAAATGCAATGGGCACAAAGTACAGAAGTAATTTTGAGGTTGGGTTTGCAAGTGATCTTATAAAGCGCGGTGTTAGCTTTGATTACGAACCAGACTCCTATGAGTACGTACCCAACCCTACAACCTACACCCCAGACTTTTACATACCAGAACATAACTTCTATGTAGAAACTAAAGGGTTCTTTACGTCTGAAGACAGGACTAAACATTTGACTTTTCGCAAGCAGCATCCTAGCATTGACGTTCGCTTTGTGTTTATGAATGCTAACACCAAGATAAACAAACGATCAAAAACAACCTATGGTGATTGGTGTGACAAGCACAGTTTTAAATACCACAGCAGAGTTATTAATGACCAGTGGTTGTTTGGAGATGACTATGACGAATGACAATGTTAACAGCCCTGCTCATTACAACGTAGGTAATCTTGAAACAATCCAATTGTTAGAAGAGTCTATGTCAAAGAGAGAGTTTCTAGGCTACCTTAAAGGTAATGTCATAAAGTACCTTGCTCGTTATGAGTACAAGGGAAAGCCTATGGAAGACTTAGATAAAGCTTTGTGGTACTTGGAGTACCTCAGTAGGAAGCGAAAAGAATATGACGTTGACCTAGAATTTGAAAAGGGAGTTGGGATGTGAACAAATTCTATGAGTCCGTCAAAGAGTTCCAAGAAGCTTTTGGTCAAACACCATCCATACACAGGCGTATAAAACTAATTGAAGAAGAGTACAAAGAATTAATGGAAGCTATTCCATTGTCCTTAGTATTTTCATACTCCTCTGATGATCCTATGCCCTTTAACATGATGAAGAAGGAAGCGGCTGATCTGTTATATGTTTTGACTGGGCTGTTCGTTGATTACGGCTGGGACATGGATGCTATCTTTGATAGGGTGCATGAGTCCAACATGTCAAAGCTTGGGGATGACGGCAAACCGATTTACAGGGAGGACGGCAAAGTGTTGAAGTCGTCCAACTACAAAGAACCAGATTTAAGTGGAGTATAATAAATGAACGCAACTAATATGACTGAACTGCCAACCCCGTACCAGAAGTACATCCATACTTCTCGTTACTCCCGCTGGATGGACGATGAACAGCGCAGAGAAACGTGGGACGAAACTGTCAACCGATACTTTAATTACATGGAAGAACGGCTCCAAGAACGTAATGACTTTAGTCTCGACAAAAGTCTGCGTACAGAACTACAGAGTGCTGTGCTGAACCTAGATATCATGCCGTCTATGCGGCTGTTGATGACTGCTGGCCCTGCTGTTGAGCGGTGCAATGTAGCTGCATACAACTGTAGCTACGTTCCTATCGACAGCCCAAGAGCCTTTGATGAGGTGTTGTACATCCTTATGAATGGCACAGGCGTGGGCTTTTCTGTTGAGCGTGAGTGTATCACTAAACTTCCAGACGTAGCGGAACACTTTGAGGACAGCACAACAATAATTAAAGTTAAAGACAGCAAGTCAGGTTGGGCAAGAGCATTTAAGGAATTGGTGTCTCTGCTGTATGCAGGGCAAATCCCAACGTGGGATATGTCGCTTGTACGTCCTGCCGGTGCGCGGCTAAAGACCTTTGGGGGACGGGCCTCTGGCCCAGAGCCA